CTACAGATTGCCGCTGGTGCCTTCTCTCTTCCCCCATCCCAGGTTCCTTCGGGTCCGAATATGTTATGATACCTAGCAATGCGAACAGGAATCCCATAATTACGATTGTAAGCCCGGTATAGTCTCTCACTGAATAGTTTTTCCCATCCATATTCGGAGTCTGGGTTTGCTGGATATGCTGATTCTTCACGGCAATCTGGATTATCGGGGTCTAATTGATTATGCTCTGGATACATACAAGCAGATCCAGAATAGAAGATTTTAGTTTTATTCTGTTCTGAAATTTCATTAAATTTACGTTGTTCCTCAAGAACGTTCAAATTAATAGACACAGAGTTGTGCATGATATCTGCATCATTCTCACCAGTGAATACAAATCCTGCACCACCCATATCAGCAGCAAACTGATAGATCTCATCAAAAGGTTCTGCGAATTTATCTACAATATCTTTGTAGAAGTTTCCAAGATATCCAGTAAAACGAACACATCGTTTCACTATATTAACATCTCTCAAATCAGCGACAATAAACTCATTTGCATGAGATGCACAATATTCGGGATGTTTAAGATCAACTCCACGAATCCAGTATCCCTCAGAACGAAGTCTCTTTACCATGTGACTTCCAATAAATCCACCGGCACCAAGTACCAATGCGGTTTTCTTATATTCAGACATTAAAATTACCTCACGTAATATGTATAATACTATAAAAAAATGATACGGTCAATATATTTTACACATTTCAGACAATCCTTCTTCAAAACTCATCTCTGAAGTGAACATCATAGAAGTAAGTTTATTTGTATTCAATGTCATATTTTTTACCTGTAAATATTCTTGATCTTGCGGAAACGAAACTGGATATATGTCACTATCACTACAGGTTATATTTTTAGCAATAAAAAGTATTTCTTTAAATGACATAGATTTACCTGTTGCAATATTGTAGATTTGATTTTTATCAGACTTTTCAATCAAAAATTTAATAGCTCTACAAATATCATCAACAAACATATAGTCTTTCTGAAAATCACCTCCACCAAATAATTTAATGTCTTTATTCTGTTTCATTAGACCAATCATAAAACCAAGGACATTTTTACCTGGAGTGATAGTAGGATCCAGTCCATACACATTTCCTACCCTAAAAATCCTGTATTTTACACCAAAAGTATTGCAATAAGAGATCAATAATTGCTCTGCAGTTCTCTTTGTAATCGAATAAAACCCTGTAGGATTGCAGCAGTCAGTCTCCTTTGCATCTAAAACATCATTTCCATAAACAAAACCAGAACTTACAAAGTTAAATGTGATGTCTTTATCTTTGCAGTTAGATAAAACCTCCATTAATAAGGTCAAGTTAGTATTGATATCTACATGCAAATCACTGAAGACACTTTGATTAGTTGTCGTGCTAATGAAGTATAAAACATCTTTTGTTGGTGGTTTTCTACCCTCTCTAGGCACTAAAGTAACCTTATCAGTATATAATTCACAAAATTTACCACCAATAAATCCAGTTCCACCGAAAACAGATAGATTATTCATAGGTATGACACTCATCAAATGACTTTCCTACCATATCTTTATTAGATAAAATGGGGTTTCTAGTCGTCAACCAGTCAATATTCAGGGTAGGATCATCCCATGCAAGGGTCTCCTGATCATTTGGCACATAGTAATCCGTGGTTTTGTATGTAACCTCAGCTGTTTCACTCATCACATGAAACCCATGAGCAAATCCAGGAGGGATCCACAATTGCTTCTCCGGCCTATTCAAAGTAACTCCAATCCACCTACCAAAAGTGTGCGAGGACCTTCTAAGGTCAACAGCAACGTCATAAATGGCACCCGAAATACATCGCATCAACTTTCCTTGGGGACGTTTGACCTGATAATGCAATCCCCTCAATACAGATTGAGATGATTTAGAATGATTATCCTGCACAAACTCTAAAGAATACCCAATAATGTCACAGAATTGTTGTGAATTAAAGGACTCCATGAAAAAACCACGATCATCCTGAAATAATTTATTCTCAATGATATAGACATCTTTGAGTTCAGTTCCTATTGCTTTCATACCATTCAATCGTTTCTTTAAGTCCGTCATCAATATTAAATCTTGGTTTCCAACCCAAAGTTTTAGAAATTTTACTAATGTCAGTAGAGTATCGTCGATCATGACCAGGACGATCTTTAACATATTCTATCATACTTTCATCTTTTCCCATGAAAGATAATATTTTTTTAACCAGATCAATATTCTCCATTTCACATTCACCACCGATATTATATTTTTCACCTATAGATCCATCTCTCCAAATTTTAATCAATGCCTCACAATGATCCTGAACATATAACCAATCTCTAATTTGTTTTCCATCACCATAAATTGGAATTTTTTTACAATTCAGTATGTTTAAAATTGTTTGTGGAATAAATTTTTCTTTATGTTGTCTTGGTCCATAATTATTAGAGCAGTTAGTAATAATTGCAGGAAGACCATATGTATTATTAAATGCTTTTACAAAATGATCACTAGATGCTTTTGATGCAGAATACGGATTCTTAGGATCATAATTTGTTTCCTCTGTAAATGATCCATTCTCTATAGATCCATATACTTCATCAGTAGAGATATGCATAAATTTATTAACTTCTTTTTTTAAAGAAGCATTTAGAAGATTAACAGTTCCCACAATATTAGTTAAAATAAACTCAGAACAATCTTTAATTGAGTTATCTACATGACTTTCTGCAGCAAAGTGAAAGACTGATCTGACATCATACTTTTCAAAAACATATTGAACGAATTGCTCATCAGCAATATCCCCCACCTCAAGAGGAATTTTCCAAGGAACTTGACGAGCATCACCAGCGTATGTAAGTTTGTCTATACACACGATTGATTCGTCTAGGGCATGTAGAAAATTGCTGCCAATGAATCCTGCACCACCTGTTACTAATATTGTCATTTTTGCTGATATTTTTCTAGGAGTTCTGGGGAATATTGAGGTAATTCTTTTACTTCTCTTTCTTCTCTCTTTGCATTTTCTAAATCAAAAACTCTATTGCGAAGTTCAGTAGAAGAATATTTGTGCTTTCTTACATGAAAATGCAGTTCAATTCCGTTATCTATACAATATTGCTTACCGGTAAAATCAACATTCTTATACTCTTCACTTAAAAAACGAATATCAATCTTCTGAGTTTGAATTAAGTTAAGTAAGTCTTCTTCGGTTTGATATACAAGTATCTCATCAATATATTTACATCCCTGTAGTTGAACATATCTCTCATAGACTCCTTGAGTAGGTTTATTCTTAATACCAGGTCTATCAATAGTAGGATCCACTTGAAGTGCCACAATCAAGTGATCGCATAATTGTTTTTCCATCTTTAGCATTGTGACATGTCCAGCATGAAACAAATCAAAAGAACTACATTGAAATCCTATTTTCATTTTCAATATTTGTTTGATAGCATTATACTAAAAAAGAACGGTTTATGCAACCGTTCCGGTAAGGTCTTTGCCATGCACGCCACTTGTTCTTTTACAGGAAACAAGAAACCTGGCGGGAGTTTCCTCCATCCGCACCACTTGCTCTTTGGGAAAGCAAGAAACCAAAGTAGGGTCTGTGACTCCACCAGTTCTGTTATAGTCCATCCGTGACTTTGGGGGGATCCCGACCAGGGCTAGTTTATCGACCTACCGAGTCTTTGACATAAGCAGGGACCATATCAGGGTCTAACCAACATGTATAATCATGATCTTCCATAGCAGTCATCAACTGCATTTCATTATCACAAAGATACATATCACGATAACGACCCGTATATGAATCTACTTTTTGAATGCGACAGTCTGGCATACCATTAGTTTCTAGTTTACCAACTTGAATGTAACGATAAGGAAACCGTTCAAGGAGAACGGTTGGTTTCTTAGTCACTTGCATCAAATAACCTCAACAGTTTCAAGATCTTGGACTAAGCAATCGACCAAGATTTCATAATCATCAAGAGGATCTCCAGAGAAAATCACTCCTTCTGTTTCATAATATTTACGGACTTTTTTGTAAAGTTTCGGACTCTTTACATCAAGAAAAAAATCTCCATTTGACGCAGCACGAAGTGTGCTGATATCTTTGGTCTTGAATTTTTCAGTCAGTGCCATTTTCTGTTTTGTTTACCTGTATATTATAAGGTGTTTTGATTATGTAGTCAAGTATGCCAGAAGTTGAACTGGCAATCGGGGTGAGAGGGATCGAACCTCCGACCTATGCTTCCCAAAAGCACCGCGCTACCTCTGCGCTACACCCCGTAAACAGGTTCCTATCGCCGCTACTCCTGAACCTGCAAGGGGAGCACCGCAGTGGTTTTTATCCACTCATCAATTATAACTCTACTTATGTCCTCTGTCAAATGGTTCCCAGTGTTCCCATCCATACCTATGAACTGCCCACATTCCTATTATGGGAACAAAGATTAATATAAAACTTAGACTACCAATACCCCATGGATTATTGAGTGTGGCAGATGCAAAGTGTGCTGCTTTTAGTGCTATGTCTTTCATAATCGTCCTCCCCAGACATCCCACCTATCTTTAAAATAAAAATTAACTTCTGTTAGTGTTCCTGTTGGAGTCGGCTCATCGGATTCTGCCCACTTCTCACAAAATCTATGTAGAGGTTCTGAACCATTAACTGCTACGACTCCATACATTCTTGCAAATGCACACATAGCAAATCCATATCTATTCTTGATTTCTTCTTGATCCATTTACTGTTTCCCTCCTTTCGCAGGTGGTCTTTTCAAACAAAACAGGGTGTGCTGTTCCGTTTCCATCATAGGCATCAGACTCGTAGTAAATATTTTCTCCTTTATACATTGCAAAGAATACTGTTGTTAGCACAAATGGAATTGAAATCCAAACTAATGCATCTGCTAAAATCATTGTATTACCTTGAGTACTTCGTCTTTTACTTTATCTATAACTTGATTCATTAGATTAATATCAATATCCATGAATGGAGGTACAATACCAATCGCACGAAGAAATCCATCAACAAAAGCAGCAAGAAATAAAATACCTAAACACATACTAATGATAGAAGCATTACGATTATGTTTACGCATTGCCTCATCAATAGCATCCTTAATTAGTCTATCAACCTCTGCCTTTGTATAACAGTGTTCAGGTTTCAACTGTGTCATCCTGTGCGCCATGTCCAATTTTATCGAGTGGGTCAGGTTGTCCTCCAACTATAGCACATGCTCTTCTATAAAAAAAGTTATCGGTGTTACCCGATGCTTCAAATGTTTCTTTAACTCTCACCCAATTGTTGTAGGTGTGTTCGTCCATTGTTTTATTCAGTTAGGGATACTTACTAGCTATAATAGTAAGTATGTGATATTTCTTAAAGTTGTGTTGATTTCCTAATTTTACCTAACTTCAAAGTCCAATTTACGAACTTTACGTTGCTTTCTTTGCTCTTGCCATAGAATATCTTCCTGTGAAAGAACTCCTTTTTTGCTTTTTGGTTGATGAGAATTTAGCATAACAACCTGACCCAGATCAACAGCAGAAATTCTATCACCACGAACGATTGTCATATTTGGACAGCCACAAGAAACTGTTTTATTAGAGTGTCCTTCCAATTCCTTTCCACAGGAACGACACTTTACCTTAATATTTAACATTGTATTGTTCTGAACGTCTTCAGTTTTCAGTTATTTATATAAAGATAATCAATTAGAAATAAAGAAAAAATGTTATTGTCATTCTACAATCTTCTTTATTTTGTCCGAATAGAATATTGGGACCATGAATAAAACTTGCTGGATAGGATAAGTATCGATTATACTTATTTTCAATACATCCATGACCATTTACACATGTTCCAGAATTTGGTGGTGATTCTGGAGTAATATAAACTACACCTGCTCTTTGAGATTTATTTCTTGTATCAGTATGCATTTTAAAAGTATGAAAATCTTTTCTAATACTCATAACATGCTCAGGTGAAATATGAGAATACAATTTACACTCTTTCACTTCTTTACCGTAAATTTTATTATCACATATTTTTTCTATTATAGTCCTCTCCGTATCATGGTCCATAGAGTAACGATGAGATCTATATCCACAAGTACCATCACGAAAAGGAGTATAATCTAAACTCAAGGCATGATCTCTGATTATTTTTACATCGTCAAAAAAATTATCAATAACTATAATTTTGTTATCACTCAACACCATTTTTCCAATTATGAAAGTTCCAATTTTTCCACTGACCATACTTTTCATTACCATCTGGGTTATCAACTATTCTCTTAAATTTTTCATCCGGTTCGAATGAAAGTGATTTTGCATATTCCCAAAACTCAGTATCATATTTTGATCCATATTGATAATGCCACAATATAATATTTTCAAGTTGTTTCATTTGAGTTCTAACATTTTCATTACAAGACTGCCAGTCACTCAAACCAAATATACCGTCCCATGATTGTCGGCATATATCTACATATAAACCTATAGAAGTTGCTTCAAGTGGTTCTATAAACCCGTACATGTTTCCCTGATAGATTGTTCTGCCACCATTGTAAAAATTTTTTGCCATATAATTTTCAAAAACCATTTCACCATCAACTTCATCAAGTTCAAATCTACTCAAAAAATCAACAGTAGCATCTTGCTTCGAAGTTATAGTGTTGTTATAAAGATAACCATACGAAACACTATCAATATTTGGTATAACAAATGTCCAACCGTTTGGAGTAGCAACACACCTAGTGTAATGAAGATCAATATCTCTACCAGGTTTCTTACAAAGTAAAACTGCATTTAAAGGATTGATAAGAGTATCATACTCTTCTTTATTTCTATTATGTCTCCCTCTACAATCAAATATTACGTCAGCATCTATTTCTTGCTCAGGATTTTTGATTTCCTTTTCTATGGGTCTAAAGTGACCAGAGTTTAAAACAACTTCAGATAGTTTCTGTGGGACAAAATGTATTGACATGTCCGATAGATTGAAATGATGAAATATCTTTTCGTTTTTCTTTCCCCAATTTTCGTATAATATACCAGACTTATTAGTTGCTCCAATTGGATTGTTGTACCAATTAATATCCAAAGACTTTGATATTAGATCAGCAACACGTAAAACGGTTCCTTGCCCTACTCTTTCAATGGGGTGCTGTTTTGGGCTATGATAAATTTCTATTTCATGATCAATAGGAAGATGTTTATGATAATGAAGTGCAGTAATACATCCGGCATTGCCTGCACCAATAATGGCAATTTTTATCATTTTTTTCTATTTAGGAATCCCAAGGAAAAGTTTGATTTTCATTGAAAGAAATTTGATTCAACTTGATATAAATTTTTGTTTCCACTTCAAAAAATTCACAAACCCATTTAACTAAATCTTCTTTTTTCAAATTTTCATAGGGGATTATGGTATGATGACAGTCTTCTTCCAAATATTGGGAGTAGTCTAGAGAAAGGATTCCATCTTTAGAATATTTTTCTTCCGAAAGAGACGTAGATGAAATTCCAACTGTACGAGTTCCAGTACAACAATAATCAAATTGATAAACAAAATTTTTATATTTACCCAAAGATTCATATCTTTTTAGATTTGAAATTTCCCAATCATAAGTTGTGGTATCCATTATTTTTCATTTAAAGATTTTATTATATATTCAACAGTATTAGCAACATCATTCATCGCATCACGTAAGTCAGGTCTTTGTCCAGAATGTTGTTCTATTTTTGTCACACCATTCTTAAACTCTTCGTAAAGAGTCCATCTCCATTGATCCATACCTTTAGAATACCAAAGATTAATCTTCATTGGAATTTTGTTTATTAACCAAATTATATAGTTGCTGCATTTCACGCATTATATAGAGATGATCATTTTCCAAATCATTAAATCTAGATTGAAGAGCATTTAATTGATCTTGAAGACTTATACAATCATGTTTCATACTTGGTTTGAAAAATGCTTTCACTGCTTTCTTAATTTTCTTCTTCATTATTAAAAAATGGGTCTAGGTGTGCTTCTTATTTTTTCAAGCATTTTTGGATCATTTCCATACTCTCCCATATTCATGTAGACACAATCAATATGTCTTAAGTCATCTCTGGGTGCATTATATGTGAAGTAATCACAATACTGAACAATCTCTTCCGGGACTTCCAAGTTTCTTATAACAGAACCTGGATCAGAAATATAATAGTGGTAAATCATCGTCTCATAAATTCTTCACATTTTTCAGGATTATTCCTACACCAATTAAAGACATAGGAATCAGCATCAACTTCCATAGAATGGTGTGCATGATTATGCAGCATTCCAATAAAAATCAATACTCCCACCGTCATCATATTGAAATGTGTTACCGGGTGATGGAGTATTGCTTTCAGATATTGTTTCATTCAGTTTCAGTGGGTGGATTGGGCCAACCAGCGGGACACATAGGAACACTATAAGGATCCTTCATAACATAGTCAATGGTTTTTTGTGTAACCAACACTGGTGGTTGTGGACTTGTATCCCATTTGGAAGGCATATCCAACAACACTTTACCTGTCTTTTCATCTGGTGTGATACTCATCACACATAAATCTGGTACTTGATATTCCATAACATTAAAAAAGGGGATACCGTCGCACCCCCAGTATAACATCTAGATGTTCAGTTGTAAACTCAGAAGCTGTACTTCAGTCCGAGTTTAGTTCCATAGCTACGGTCGATGTCTTCATCACCAGAACCAAGGAAACTAACTTCACCATAAGCACCCAGACTATCAGTCAGAGCAAACATAGCACCTGCCTTACCAGAAGGAACGGTGTCACTCTCACCACCATCAGGAGAAACAAGACTTGCTCCACCCTGGATGTAGTATGAAACACCACCATCTCCTACTGTTCCTTCGTATCCAGCATGGAAATCAGTTACAGTGCCACTATACTCAGATCCAACGAAACCAGAGTTAGCTTCTACATTTACATAAGGACCTGCAAGGGCAGCACCAGCGGAAAGGGAAAGAGCAGCAGTTGCTGCGAATACAGATTTGATCATTTGAAATACCTCGTTATTTACTTGCGGAATGGTTACCCGCAGATGGAAAGGGAATCGACAACTCCCTGTTGTAAAACGTTACAGAGTAACGTTAGAGTATTTATACTCACTTGTGTTTTCGGAAATTCGGTTTTCCGAAAGCGGAATATCGGAATCGAACCGATGACGAAAGGTTGGAAACCTTTAGTTTTGCCTCTAAACTAATCCCGCAAGAAGGGAGATTGCTCTCCCTGCACTTCCTTCACACAAGAGGTAGTATATGACAATCGTTTGAGATTGTCAAGCCTTCGACAAGATTTGAACTTGCGACCTGAGCTTTACAAAAGCCCTGCTCTACCACTGAGCTACAAAGGCAACTCCCCCGGCAGGATTCGAACCTGCGACCAGACGATTAACAGTCGTCGGCTCTACCGCTGAGCTACAGAGGATCAGGCAGGCAAGGAGGGACTCGAACCCCCGACCAACGCATTAGAAGTGCGTGGCTCTATCCATCTGAGCTACTTGCCCGTGACCTCTATATTATAGAATCTTTTGATCTATGCGTCAACCTTCTTCTGCTGGAACTTCTGCTTCTGGTGCTACTTCTTCGGTTTCTTCTTCGATGACTTCTGGTTCTGGAAGTTTTACTCCAACTGCTTCCAAATACTCAATAGCACCTTGGGTTTTCAAAAACAATTCTCTTGTTCTAGTGGATTGATTCCCCAATTTTTCCAAATCAGATGTAAGTTTAGTTCTTTGCTCAACTAATTGTGTAAGATGTGTTTGCTGATCAGTCATTTCAAATTCAGTGATTTGTTAGTTCGTTTTATTTATATTATAGCATTGCTAAATAATTTCACCTTCAAATATCAATTCATGAAGAAAGCATTAGTGCTTTTTAGTATGTTAGTGATGGCGGCACCTGCACATGCCGATATAACAAGTAGATTATCTTCTAGTGTTCAATTGACTGTTGACGCAGCCGCATCACAAGCAACTAGAATTGGAAGTTCTTATTCCGCAAGTGGTAGTAATGTTTCAGCAACTCTTGGTGGTATCACAGCACCAGCAGATGCAACTGCTGCGGCAACAATGAGTTCTGGAACATACACACAAACAACTGCTGGTGGAGCATTTACCTTCACAGAATCATTCACTCAAGGAGATGCAGTTAATGTAGTCAATTCTGGATCTACAGTGTCTGATGGTGTTATTGGTTCTCTTCCTGCTTTTGGTCAGGTTACAACAACTGCTGGTGGAGTTGCTGGTGATTTAGCTGGAACCATTGATACTGCCGGTTCTATGGATCTGACAGCTGGTGGAGCTGGAACATCTGCTACGGGACAGTTTGTTTCTGAGATCACAATTAGATAATGAAAAAATCTATTGGATTGAGTTTAACTTTAGGTATTATACATGGACTGCTTCAACCAGTAGGAGCAGTCCCGGTTGTTCCTAACTTCACTCAAGGTTCTCAAACATCCACAACGGAAACAAAAACTAAAGTAAGTGAAACCATAAATTCTATAAATTATAATACAGGATACCAATATAGTGTAACCGGAACAAATGTTCAAATGAATGGTTCCAGTATAACACCGGGCACTAGTTCTACATCTAATAACATCGATGGGGTGACTTCATCATGGACGAATCTAAATCTAAACAACAAACCCAACTGGACAGTAACAAATCCAGGACAGGCATTTCAATTTACAGAGACTTATCAAGGACCTGGAATTTCAAATCAAACGATAATACAAAGAACAACAGAACTAGAAAGCGTTACAACTACAACAAGTATTTTCTCCCAGTAATCTTATGTTTATCAAATCTAGTTGCGATTGCCCCTGCCACCAAGGCGGAGACTGTAGGGGGTGTAAGTGCAACAGCAGCTCCCGTAGCTAATAGTTCTGGATCAGTAACCAATCAAGCTATACAAGTCCTTCAGGGACCTTACATCACAAATACCTATGGTGGAGGTATTCAGTGTCAAGGTCCAACTCTTAACTTCACACCCTATGTAACAGGTGCTGTATCGGCACAGAAACCATTTGAAGGTTTTTATGATGATCCTGTTTTTGATTTAAGAGATCTTGATGAGGATGGTTCTTTGGATAATCCAGGAAATATATTATATGAAGTTCCAATAAGAACTGGGCAAAAAGATAATTACAATTTAAGTCTTGGATTTTCTGCCACTTGGTCAAGACCATTGGATAGTAAATTACAAAATCAATGTAAACAAGCAGCAGCAACTCAAATAGAATTACAAAAACAATTAATTGCCAATAAGAGATTAGATTTTGAGATCGCGCGCCTTAAGAATTGTGGCGAACTTAAAAAGCAAGGAATATATTTTCACCCCAAAAGTCCTTACTATTCAGTATGTGCTGATGTGATCGTTACAAATCCAGGTGGGGTAATTCCACCACATAGGCATTCTATTCCAGGAAGAGTATCAAATAAAGCAGAGGATCTTGGTGGACCTGTATTAACGACCCCTTAATTTTTTCATTGCTTTACAAGATTCACATTTCTCCCTTTGTTCTTCTCTCCTTTCTCTCACACTTAATATAACTTCTTCTTTACCCAATTTTGTATAAACTTTTCTAATTACCTTTTTAACAACTGGTTTAATAATTTTTAAAAGAAAATTTGCCAGTGGTCTAGCAACTAATGCACTTGTAGCCGCAGCAGCAGCAATGACAGTAGTGGATACAACTGCTTCTACTGGTGGTAAATAATCAACAATAGAATTAATTTCTTCTGGTATAGGTTCTTCTTCCTCTACTGTAATTACAGGTATTGTAGTTTTAGGTATCGCAGGTGGTTTGATCTGAGGTGTTTCAATTTCAGAATTTTCATACTTAGGAACAGATGTTTTTGGTGGTTCAATATAATCCTCTGCATTAAAATTTATAGGATTAAAAGATGGCAAAGTTCCATCACAAAAGATCAATGTCCCCTGTGGATCATCTTCTAAGAGAGATGTATTCTTTGGATTATTTTCCTTATTGTATTCTACACATCCAGGAAGATTAACAATAGGAAATCCAAGAGTATTTGTTATAGGAGCAGCAGTTGGTATTGACAATGAGGGACCAATCACATACTTAGGAATATCCATGGTCCCTATAGGTTTTATTAATATAGGTTTCAATTCTATGTTAGGAATATTTTCCATTAATCATTATTAAATAATCCTGCAATTCCAGAAAATAAATGATAGAAAATTACATATAGAAAAAATTTATTTTCATTATCAGATTTTTTCTTATTTGCCGCTCTTTTTCTTTTAGTATTAGAAACAGTCATAGAGAATCCAAATTCACATTTACTATTATGTATTTAACAAATTCATTTTAGTTATTAAAATGGAACTGATTGTGCTGATCCCGGTATAATATTTCCGGTAGCATCAGGTAATTTTGGTATAGAACCTTCCATCATTCCAGGAAGTGCTCCACTAACTGCTTCGGTTGCTGCTTTAGTTGCTGCTGATTTAATATTTTCAATAATACCATCCTTATTTAAAAGGAGGTAACTGCCACCACCAACAATAGAAGCAGATACGGCAAAAGATGCGAGAGCAAGAACATTGATTAAATTTTGCATGATTCTAAGTTTATATCATTGTATATATCAATTCTTTCTTTCTATATCACAAGTCAATTCACAGTTACCACCTTGATATTCAGAATCGGGGATGAAAGGGTCACCTCCACATACTGCACTTCTACAACATAGTTCCATGAGCCCTTCTAATTTCCCTGAGTTCTTCGAAGTTTTTTTGTTTGGTTCCACCATCATACTCCCAAGCATACCCTTCTTTGATCATTTGCTCATTGAGGGACACATCTCCGTCCCCAATGTATAACCACCCCAAAAGACGGCCATATTTACCGACACCACC